CTTTTTTTAAATTCTTTTAATAATTTATATTGAGATTCGGTAAGTTTAACTTTCATATTCTTATAAATATTCTTGGAAATAAAAAAACCCACATATAGTGGGTTTAATTATTAATTGTTTATTTTATTTTTAGATATCATCAAAGTTTGCACCAGTGTTAGTGATGTTAAACTCAATACTAATGTATTCTAATGATCTTGTTGGTTTGATAAACACTCTACCATTCAATTCATTTCTATCAATTGATTCTGGGGTATCATCCAACGTTACTCTAAAGTCTGTTAAACCTCTTTCCTTTCTAATGTTATCCAAAATTGGATTAACTAAACTTAAGAACTGATTTCTAACAACCTCATCATTTTGTTCAAATAACAATCTGATTGAAACCGCAGATATAAGTTTTCTAGCTTGTAGTAACAATCTTCTAACATTAATTCTATTAAGAGCTGTTTCTTTAACTTGTAACGTCTTGTTACCAAAGATTACAACACCAACATCAGAGAATGTAGCCATTGGGTTAAGTCTTCCTTCATACAAAGTATCTCTATCATCCAATCTAAGTTTCACTCTCGCTTTAATTGCGTTTGTTGTTCCTCTATTTAAACCAGCTGCTGCGAACCAAGGGAACGCTACGTTATCTGTCAACGCTATGTTCCTCATAACTTCAACAGTAGGTGGTAACCACACGTACTTATTATTTTCTGTATCGTTCATCTGTAACCATGGCCAGTATGTAGCTGAATAGTTAGAATCGATTCCCGAATCTTCTACTAAATCAACCGCCTCAGATGCGTCTCTCGCTTGACCGTCAGCATTAACATCTGGGGTAGTTATAACATAAAGTGAATCTGCCCTATCAACCTCAATCATATCAACTGCGTTGTCTACCAACCCAATCTGATTTTCTAAATCTAAACCTGGTGAAGCGAATACATTAATATTAACCGCTTCTGGGTTATTATATGTGTAAATACCCTCTAAGAACGCGTAATAATCAGAAGTAATTCCGACATCACCTTCTGCGGTAGTATAATCGCTAAATATACCACTAACTAAACCTAAACCACCTTTAGAACCTGTTCTAGTGTAATCGTCTCCATTAGTTCTTTGTGGTCTATATTCATCCCACCCATCATATCCACCGAATGGTGCAAATGTGAATTTTCTAGCTGCTAATTTTTCATAAGGTCCACCGACTAAACCACTGTCTGTAGTAAATGCGGATACCCCAACCTGTAATGTGGGTACATAAGTGGTGGTACCAGCGTCGATTGTACCACTAGTTGCGTTTACATCTAAATGGAAACCATCTGTTTTACCGCTATATGATACTTTACCATTCGCATCCGGTGCAGCACCAACATCAACAGCATTTATACCTTTATAGTCGAAGAAATCTTGATCAACACCTATTGCACTGTTTAAACCTAAATAAGACCTTCTTAATTGTGCGGTGGTAAGTGATGTACCATATGCCGTTTTATATTCTATCTTTGGTGCGACTGCAGTACGACTAACGCCACCTTGCATACCTATATATGTTCTATTTAACACACCCTCGAATCCAGCTGGAAAATGGTTCTTTAAATCTGGATCATTTTCATCATATAATTCCACCATTATATATTTACTTCTTAACGGATATTCACCATCAGTAGTACCAATTTTTCTAGCTATGTAACCATTTGATGTACTATCCATAGATAAGTTAGAGAATTTTTCTACAACTGACGGGTTGGCGTCAGTATCATTAAAGTTTCTAACCATTAAATCAAAAGTTTTGTTATCTGGTCTAATGTTTATAATTGAGAATTTAACGTCTTCGTTAGCCGCATTACCATCTGATATTGTAATAAACCTAAATAGTCTTTGTATTGTAGACCCTGCACCTGTACCTTTAAGTTCTGATAGAACCCAAGGAGAATAAGCAGATAACCACTTTTCTTTATAATTATTTAAGTTATTTGTAGTCTCATAACCAACTTCAACAAAATCAACATCTAAACCTCTTACTTTATCATTGGCAATTAAATCCTCTAATACATTTCCATATATTTCTTCTACCCATAACTCAGTCTCTTTATCTTGAGCCGAACTACCGAATACTTTAGGTAAGTAATTTTTTGACGTTTTATCCATTGAAACATCGTAATCAATAGGTAACCCAGCACTAGTAGTACCTGTAATTTGGAAGGAAGCTAATGAGTCACTTGGAAGGTTTGAGGTGTTAAACATCGCAACGTCTGTAGCACCACTAATATCAAACACTAATTCTTGATCCCCATTATAAGTACCTCTCGACCTAAGTGTTGCAATAACTGAACCATCAATGTCTGTTAAACAACTAGCGGTATATGTTATTGCTGTTCCTGATGTTGTACCAGTTGCAAATGTTCCTGATATCCCAGCCGCAGTCACTGTTGATGTGAAAGTTCCACCACTAAAGTCACAACCTGTTTTAACATAAACTGGGGTTGTAGGTGAATTAACTGATTGACCAGTAATTGCAGTGCCGATACTAACGAATGTTGAGGTTAGTTGACCGTCATCATATAATGCTTGTATATTATCACCTCCATCACCGCTAAATACTAATGTAATTGGTGTACCACCTGTGGTTGCAGTGTATTCTAATGTAAAACTATCTGTAGATGCACTAGCAACGGTTGTAGGATCCTCAGCGGAATCCAATGTTATTGACCACGCATTTCCTGCGTCATAACCAGACAAACCTAAAACCCTACTTACCCATAGTTGGTTTGTTTGTGTCAAAAATGATTTTGCAATGTAATTGAGTTCATATTTTTGAAACCCATTGCCGTCATTACCTTTAAATTTTTCAGCGTTTAACCCACCAAAATAACTAATAAACTCATCGTAATTAGAAATAAAGACTGGTTCAAAAGCTGGACCTTTAGGTGTTTCTCCTAATAACCCTAATGTAGTTACCCCTACTTGTCTAGTTACGAATGTTAAATCCTTCTCTGATGTAAAAACACCTGGACTTACAAATATTCTATCTGTTGATGCCATTTAATTTTATTTTTTTATATTATATTATGTAATTCTTTATTTATAAATATGCGAGTTTTTTTGAAAAATTTTATTTTGTAGTGTATATTACAAAATTAGTATGACTTTTTCCATACTTTTGTCATACTTACTATTTATTATTCTAAAATTTAGGATATAATACACATATATAATGTATAATAATATATTATTATTAACACAAATAAATCAAATTTACCCCTATAAAATCAAAATTACCCCATTAAAAAGAAAATAAATGAAAAGGGATAAAAACTTGAAAATAACACCACAAACCCATAAACTTTTAAAAGAGTATTGTGAAAAAAATGGACTTAAGATGTTCGCATACGTAGAAAAGCTTATAAAAGAGAAATGTACCGTAAAGAAAGATATCTATGGTGATGATATTAACTAGACCATTTACTCACACCGTCATAAACTAATCTAGGTTTTTTCCTACGAGTTAATTCATATGATTTATAATATTTTTGTTTGGCTGATTCATACCCCTCATCCCACCATTCTGTCATGGCTTCTTTATTAAAGACTAATGAGTTATTGGTTAGTTTTCTTGGTGTATAATAAAAGTTAATTTTAACATCACCTTTTATTTTAGCTTTAAGGTTAGCTATACGAATATCATCTCTACCAATCTCTGTCATCATCAAATCAATTGATCGTAATAGGTAATGAAAAGGATTCCTAATTCTTTCTGGTGCTAATGAATCGTGTTCCTTTTTTAATATAATAACGTCAATTTCCGTTGCCCCTCTGTTAATAGCTTCTTGTATGGGAATGTTTTCTAAAATACCACCATCCGCATAGTCGTAACCACCTTTAGTGACGTGTTCCATAAAAGGGGGTACTGTCGAAGAAGCCAACATCCAATCACCATAATCTTTCCACCCATATTCATTTGTTGATTTATATTCTGTTTGTGCCAATGTCATATTAGTAACACAGGCTAATACTTCTTTATTAGAATCTTTAATGATTTCAAAATCACGTTCAGTCATAAACGTATTAATCAATGTCCTTAGATTTGAAGCGTCACCGAAAGCGTTTTTACGTCTAACAAGAACATTCCATAACACATTAAGGTAGTTAATACCAATCTTAGTTGATCCATTATCATCTTTTAAGATTTTAAAGGGGTTAATTTTAAATATATCATCCTGAGTAACCGTAGTATAAGCTTCTTTTAATGTATCCATTTTTTTTATCGCGATAAATGGTGTTAGTAAACTACCTGTGGATGTACCGATTAATAAATCGTATTCTTTTTTTTCTTCCTCTATTAGGTATTGTGCAACACCACCACCGAAGGCTCCCTTACTACCGCCACCGCTAACAATGAGTGCTCGGTTTATTTCACTACGTTCTTCCATATAAAATTTTTACGTTTAAATATAATAATTAACCATTAAAAAAAATAAAGACTAAATGTATTGTTCTATCTCTGGCCAGAAATATGGGTCAATAAGTGTACTTTGTAAATCTAATCTAAAACTATTATAATCACCTTTCTTTAATACAAATCCTTGTGATATACAATATTCTTCCATACCATTACCAACGTAA